CCCCCCCACAGAGAAAAAGTCCTCATATATCGCTTTGATAACTTCCGCATCGTAGAGTGCATTGTGTTTTTGACCTTTCGGCAAATCAATTCCTCTGTCTGTAAGGAGCTGTTCTCTCGAAATGTCAAAAGCCGCCTTTTCTGAAATATCAAGCATCGTTGCAATGTCCTGATTGATGTCGTGACAAGCCGGTGTAATAAACTCAGGCAACTTCATAGCGTTTCCTGCCAATAAGTCAATCAGTAACACCATATCGTAATGCGAGACATCTGAAACGAATACCGCAGCATAATCACTGTCAAAATTAGCGTCCATTTCAAGCCATTCCATAAGTTCGCAACAAACATCTGCCTTACTGCCGATTACAGTCGTTGTTTTATTGTCGGCTGCCAGACTTTCTTCTAACTCCGCATTGCCACTCAAAACCAAATGATCGAGAACATTCTTCTCAATCCATTCATCACACATACCCTCATCATAGTCCGTCAACTCTGCATAGAACCTATCTCCTGTGTCTGAGACAATTCCTATGCTGATAAGAGTTGTGTCCTTACGCAGACCAGTAAACTCTGTGTCAAAAAAATAGGTTCTCATGTGGTTTCCTCCGTTTCGTTTGGGATCTCCGGCACAGCTTCAAAATTCACTCTCAGATACCGTTCAAACAGTGAAGCGCAAACCATTGTGTAGCTGTATACTTCTTTGTCAAGAACCTCATCCTTGATAGAATCCGTAATCTGAGTCATCATAATTGCTGTCGGAGTTGTTGATTTCTCATTCTCAAATGCTTTCAGCATAATGTTGCCGTCATATCCCTTGGCAAATTCCCTCAGCGTCATTGGTTATTCCTCCGATTTCTGTGCCTTTTTAGCTTTCTTTGCAGATTTCTTTACATCTTTTTCATGCTCCGCCATCCCGGGGATGAACTCACGGAAGATGTTGTTATAATTTCCGTTGTTGCCGGCCCATTTCTTCACGATAGCCATAGCCAGACCGGCTTCCTCGGAATAGGTATCAGCCTTTTTAGGCTTACGGATGGTTATTTCCTTGCCATCAACAACCTTTTTCTTGATTTCCACATTATCCATGCAGTTTACAACCGTCTTTGTGCCGTCAGACCAAAATACGATTGTTGCCGGATTCTGGAATATTACGTTTTCAATTCCGTATGCAGCAATAGGTTTGTCCTCGATCATTGCCTCAACGCACAGATTGTTATAGCGGTAAGGACTGCCACAAATATGAGTAACCTTTCCTGCGTAAGTGCTGCCATCTTCACACTCGATTGTTACTTTCTTAAATTTCTTATCAGCTAAACTTCTATCCATATTGTCCTCCTTTAATCCTAAATCCTTAAAAACGTCTCCAAACATTACCTCTCCCGGAATACCGCAGCTTGCAAAGACCTGTTCCTGGAGCAACCCCATCTGTGCATCATATACTTTATCCATGGTCTTGCCTATCTTCTCAGTTATGCTTGCCACTTCCAAATCCTTCGGTCTGAACTTCGGTGCTTCCATCCGCTCGTATCCCATCAATCTTGTGGTAAACAGCGGTGGCTCCACACCGATCATTCGTGTTCTGTGTTCCTGCTCATGTGCTGCAACAGCCGTATAGTTTTTCTCGTCCGGGTATAATCCTTTCGGCAGTATCGGTGGTGTTTTCAGCCACGCACTGATTGGAAAATCGTCAAAATCCGGCATCGGTGGTGCTAATTCCGGTGGTTTCCAAGGATGTTTTTCTTTCTCGCCCATGTGTTTATCCTCCTATTTTCTTTTATAATTAAAGGTTTTCCCTCTAATTCCGCTCCATCAGATACATTGTTGGCTTAGATATTGCATAGCCGTTCTTCTCATAGGTGTGTATCGCTCTTGCATTGTCCGCATTGACCCACAGTACATTGCATCCGTACTTCTCATTGAGCATTGATACAATCTGGGTTCCATATCCCTTATCCTGATATGGCGGAAAGATGCTCAGTCTCGACAACATTTTTCCTTTAATCTCAACCTCTGCCTCTCCGATTTTCTCTCCGCCCACGAACAGCTCAATTTCCTGATACAGTTCGTTCTCTTTGAAACTAATTTCTCCCACTTGTGGTTATCCTCCTTGTTTTCATGTTGAAATTGTTCTCTATCTTGGCTTTCACGCAGTCATTTTTCAGATTGCACTTACCACACTTATCAAGATTTCTGTACGGCTCTATGCCGAAACACGGTCTGAATATCTTATTTATGGCAGACTGCTTCATAGTTACCTTGAAATCAATCTCGCAGCTCTTTTCCAGAGATAATCCGTCATATTCGGCATCTATGTCCGGGGCAGAAATCTCTTCCAACTGTTTCATATCTCCCAGTGGAATATCGTCAATGTATAAAGTTCCGCTTTTGGTTCCGTACATCATACTCAATCCCTCACGATTTCATAATACTTGCCCTCGCACTCCTTGGGTGCCATTGTTCCCCACCCATTCGGCTTACGCAATTCGTAGAAATTCCCTCTGTCTATGGCAAAGAGTTCTTCTCCTTTGTCGATATCCATTTCCATATTCTTCTCAATGTCGTTCACGACAATATCCTGCAAGAAACGTGCTATCATGTCTCTTTCTCCTTTATCACTTCGGCAAATGCCGGATTCTCATGCAGCTTTTCAGTAGGCCATCCCATGTGATGATACAGTTTTTCCATAAATTCAAGGCACTCTGCCTTGTCATATGTCAGTAGGAAACACAGTAATTGTTCTCTGTTATACATCACTGACGGTCCGGCTCCCATTTTGATGTAATCGTAATCTGGGTAACGTACCTGAAACTCATTCGGTGCTGCTGCCAGTATCTCAAATTTCACTTCTGGTCTATGCGGTTCTCTTATGCAATGCCTGAATGGTATCATGTTATATCCCTCACTCTCTTTTCCCACCGTTCGTGTTTGCGTGCCATCTGTTCCTCATCTACGGTCAATGAAAGTTCTCCGGCACACTGTACGACATCCGTGTACTCTTCTCTGATATTTGCTATGGCTTCTTTCTCTGTTACAGGTGTCGGATTCTCTTTTCGTATGATCCTTGCCATTTTGAGTGCCGCCTTTGCAAGTTCGGTACATTCCTCAGCAAGCTGCTCCAACATTGCAGCTTCGCCAATTTCTTCAATGATCTTCATTATCTCTCCCTCTTTGTGATAACTTTAAGTCTATCCAATGGATATGTCTCCACTTTGCCATCTTCCAGAACGACAACCGCTTTTGTGCCAAGCAGGCTCGTGATTGTATCTATCCATGTTCCTTTTCTATTCTCACAGTGAGTACAATCTGGTATCTCATTGCACATATCAGCAATATCGTTACAGAATTTGCACTCTGCATAGCTTCTTGTGATTTCTACCGGTCTATCCATTTCGCACATCCTCCGATACGTCAAAATTCTCTAAATGCTCATATTCGACAGTTTCTTGTCTGATTTCAATTTGATTTTCGCTATGCGTTTCTGTTCCCTATCCATCTTTTTGATGCACTTATCCAACTGCCTTGCGTATGGACTGCTATTCGGGTCTGAGCACTCCATGATAAAAGCCTCTCTGTGTGGAGACTGATAAGGGCTTTTGTATCTGTATTTTTCGTATTCTCTTCTCTCTGCCACTATCAGAATCACAATTTTCAATACAAACCACGCTGTATTGAGCAAAACTAACCCTACGATAACCGCAACAACCGTCTTTACCATCTCTCTACCTCCGTCTTTTACACTAAAAATTTCTCAATTCTTATCTCTCCGCATTTCTTACACCCACATCTGCATACATCGTACTTAAAACCGCTGTAATCATGTGCCGTCCAGAGGACTTCCAACACTTCCCACTCATGCTTGCACGAAAGAAAACACGATACCAAAATCTTGTCAAATAACCTTTTGTACCACGGTTCCTTTTTGATTTGCATTTCAAGCCCTCCTACACGATTTTTACTCCGCCGGATAACGGGCTGCATCTATGGCATCTCCCAGTTCCCCATCCCGGACAACCATTGCATACCATAAGTGACGGCATCATAGACGCATTTCCCACAAACGGAGATACCAGTTTATCTTCCCAGTACCAAGACCTCTTTTTATTTTCCGGGGAATTTTGGGAATTGCTGTTTTCATTGCTCATCTGGTTTTACCTCCTTGTGAGGCGTAAGCCTCCGCCGATTTTTATTTTTCGCCTGTTATCGTTTCTACGTGCAGACGTGACGGCATCCTCATTATGAGGTCATTACACATTTGATTCAGACGATGGTTTTCATCCGCAAGCGTATTTACCATGAGGTACAATCCCTCTTCTCTGGTAAGTTCTCCACACTCTATCATCTGCCATACTCGGAATACCGTTGCATTGTTTCTGATATGCGTTTCAGAGATTCCTACGGTGTATGCCTCTGTCATGCAGTCCGGTTGAACTTCCGCAGTGTGTCCTCTTTCCATTTGTCCCATGCGGTCTGTTTCTTCTCTCTGCATACTTCCGCCTCTCTCTGCTTATTCTGTGTTGCTGTTTCTTTGTTCTGTTCCATATTTCTCTCTTTCTATGCCGGTAGGCATCCGCCGATTTTGGATTTTGTGGTTTTGTAAAGTCCTCACTTTCCTTTTGTTATTCGGATGCCGTGTTTATACTTACATTGTAAATTGGGTGGTTTACGGTAATAGGGTTCTTTGCCATTTTACGATTGGGGTGGTTTTGGGCTTTTTAATTTTTGGGGAACTCAGAGGGGTGAGCTGCCCCTGATCCGCTCCGCTCTACACCCCCGCCCCAGGGTATAAGCTGCCGGACCTGTCCCCGGATCGCCACACCAGAACCGCCGGAAACGTGCCGGAGTTCGTAAAAGTAAAAGAAAACGAACCGCAAAACCGCATAAATGCTATATATTTATATCTCCGTCCGTGTCTGCCGGATCTTTTCCGCTCATTTCCACCGGTAAACGCTGCGCAATCTCTGCCGCTGTTGGTAGTTCTGCCGCCTGTTTTCCAACGTTTAGATCTATCTTTTGCGCCGCCTGTGTATATCCGTGGTTGTTGTTCATATCCGTGGCGAATACGATCGGCGGGATCTTGCCAGCAAAGGCAAGTTGTTTCTTA